TTGAACCCACTCGCCACGCCGACCACGTTCGGGTACTTCATCAACGCCGCAGCGTGTTTCTTCTTGGCTTCCTGTGCTTTCGTCACTTCGTTCTCCTTACCGAGTCAAGGGCATAATCCCCAGTGCAAGCAGCAGCGCGAGGAGCAGCGCAAACAAGAGTATCAATCGAAATGCGCCGTTGCTCTCGTCTACCATCACTGAATCACCACGACGCGGCTGCGAGTAGGAGGCGCACCGCTTGGCTGAATCGCAATCGTGTTGGCAACCCACTCATCCGAACTGGTAAACGTGAAGACCCCAGGATCTCCCGCCTCCGCATTGAGTTCACGCTGGGCCGAGGCAACCCCCGCCCCGTTGGTGTTGTCCCAAATGTTGAATATCCCGCCCGTGTAGTCTGTCGGGTAGGAGACGATACTTCTTGGGTAAGTCCCCGTGTCGCGCCCGCACACTGCCAACCAGAGGGTGTCCGCTGCGCCCCAAGTGGGCGAGAGGCTTGGCGAGTCGGGCTTTGTACTGGCTCCAGTTACTGCAGTTCCGACTTCTGGAGTTGAGCTATAGGCTTCAATTCGGTAGGTCGTATGCGCTGAGCCTTCACTAATGCTAGTAGTAACCGTGATCGTGCTTTGCTCCTCGCCGTCGCAGACACGGTACGCCACAGACAATCGATTGCGGTTGGTGTAATCCGTCGAGAATAGTTGCGTCCAACCCTCCGGCCAAGTTACGGTTGCACTTCCATCGTTGGCAAAAAGCACAATCACCAAACTTCCGGCGCTAATCCCGGTGGGCAGATTGACCGTATGTTCGCTAGCATCCACACCGCTGTTACCGCCGTTGGTCGCCGCGACTGTTGGGAAACTACCATCGCCGCCCGGGGCTGGCGCCCCCCCCGCCGTACTCTCAACGCTCAATTTGTAGTTGTCTGCCCGGATCTCGCAGGCAGCACTGGCATTGTTGCCTGAGTACGGGCTGACGTTCAGTCGCAGGATGATGGTCGTGCTGGAGGCTTTGTATCCGTCGTTGACGACGACCGCACCTGTAGGGTTGTGGTTTGTCCACGCAGCATCGTCCCCTACCCAGATGCTGGGCTCTACGGCAGAAGCAGTGATTTCCGTGACGTTCGCAGAGTCGAAGACCTGCATCCCGACCGTCGTACCAGTCGCGTCACAGGCAACTATGGTTGAAATTGCTTTGGAGTCCCACTGCCCGTTCACAGTGTCCACCGTGTCACCGGCGGGAACTCCGAGATCCTCCCAGGTATAGGCTTTGGAGAAGTACCCGGTCATGCTCTTGTTGCGGCCTATGATCTTGGCGTAGACGCTTGGCAGGGGGTTGCCGTCGGCCGAGACATCACTGCTCGTACAAGTGCCAGCACAGGCGGTCTGCGTGTACGTCCACCCGTGACCACTGCCGAACTGCTGAGTGTAATTGGTCGCCGTCGCCCAGAGCGCAACGGCGGAGAGCAGAAGAAGGGCCGTAATGTATACCGCGAGCCTAGTTGATCTGGGCCTTAACATGAATCCTCACGATAGTTGGCGTCCCAGAGGTCGCCGTAATCTGCAAGCTGATCGGCATGTCAGCGGCGTGAACCGCATCCGCAAAGTCCGTCGTGACCTGTGAGTCCGTGTCGCAGGCCAATGCTGAGGTCAAGGCGTCCGTACCCGCCGTGTTGGGTGTTGCCTCCGCCCGCTCGTCAAACTGAATCGTCGCCGTCCCCGTATCCACCGAGCACGCCACGCGCTGCAAGGTGACCGCGGCGGGCCAGTAGAACTGAATCTTGTTGGTGTCGGCTGTCGTTGGGGTGAAGATGTCGATGGACTTGGTGAGCGTAAGCCCTTTTATCTGGTTGTTGGCATTGATCTTCGTCTGCCCGAAGGCAGAGACCGCCACAAGGAGAAAGAGGCAGACGAGTTGTGCAGCTTTCTTGACCAACATGCCGCCCTCTAGTAGCGATACGACGCGCGGTGGACGTCACCCGTTATCGGAATCGCGCCCGCTGCATAAGTGACTGTCAGGGTCACCAGTGTGTAGTCAGCGCCGCCCGCAATCATCAATTGCCCGTTTTTGTACAGCATCAAACTTGCCGCTGGACTTGGGGCAGTTGCCAAGGTGAACTCGTCATTCGTCCCGTTGATGGTTCCGGTCGGCGTCTCGTTGTCAACCAACGTCCCACTCAACACGGCGATGGTGCCGAAAGCGTGTGTCGTCGCATTATAGGTAACTGCCAGCCCGCCAGCCTCGGTTCCGGTAATTGTCTTCCACGCTCCGACTGCAGAATCCGTGGTCACAATCACTTGGTCAGCGGCGGAATTCGAGGGCACGCTGGTGCCGTTCACCTTAGCGACGGTGACTACGTTCGATGCAGAGGTGGTTGCGTCTCCTGAAAGCTCAGCCGAACTTAGAGCCGAACCGCTAGAGCGCAGAATCCCCGCACCAAACGAACTCTGCCCCGTACCACCGGTCCCAATGGACAATATCCCCTTGACCTGAGTTGTGAGGTCGATCTGCGTGACCGCTCCCATCAAGGGCACCGCCACGCAAACGATCAACAGAACCAGCCAGCCGGGCAGGTTTGCTTTCTTGACGTACCCTCGGGGTTTAGATCGGCCCCCGTAAAAGTTTCTTCCTCGAACGTCTTGAAATCTCATCGGTTTCTCCTTGTCCCTTCTCCTAGTGCGTGTACCACGCAATAAAATTACTCCCGGCAGTGGGAGCGTAGAGCATCGTGATCGTCGTACCGGAAATCGTGAAATCGTTGCCAGCCCCAGAGCGCAAGGTGAGACCATTGAGTACGAGGCGGAGACTCTTGGCGGGCGATGGCGCGTAATTCAGGGTGTAACTGGTATTTGCGCCGTCAACCGCTCCAGCGGGGCCTTCCTCGTCTACCCAGGTTGGCCCAGCACCTCCGGTGAATGTGCAGTTGACCTTGTTTTGAAGTGTTGGATCGCCGAGACAGGTCGCCGGGGTTCCGATGAAGTTTATGTAGAAATAGCCTCCCGAACCCCGTCGAACCCTTACGCCTTCTTCCTGAACCTCAACGCCGTCGATTTGCGCCTTCGCTGGGCGTGTGAATAGCAGGAACACGAACATCAGCAGCAGGAGGAAGGCCAGGACCCCGAATCCCTTCAGCACCAACCGTCTCAGACTGCCGATGTCTTCCGAAACCTCTTGCGCCGCGCCTTGAACTGTTGCGGCATTCGCTTCAGCCGCCGACCGGATCGAGCCGTGCAATTCGTCAGTGTGAACCCTGCTCACCACAGGAATCTCGTCTACTTGCTTCGTGATCGTTGCTGTGCTCCAACCGATGGACTTCGCCAAGTCCGGCAACTTCTTCACCGCAAACTCGCGCTGTAACTCGTGGACGGCCTGCACGCGCCGAGCATTCGTGGCCTCCACGCCGGCAACCGTTGCCTGCGGTGGGGCTGTGGCGTAATCGCGCCAGATCAGGAAGTAGATGGCTCTTTGATGGAGGGCTGCCGGGCTCTCCTGCGGGAATTCCTTTTGAAATGTAGCCTGGGTCTGCTCTAACTCGGCATCTTCAATGAGATAGCCATCCTGCGGAGTTTGCAGCCCTTGCTTTGCCAGTTCCTCGGCAAAATCGTCCTGGGGGAAGTACCTCAATCCAGTTGCTCCTCACCATCGAAGTTGACCGAACCGGTGGCAGTCTTCAGATAAAAAGCAATGTGGCAAGGTTGGAAATGGCCGAACAACCTCTCCGCTATGTATTCCTTGCCCGCTGGTCGCGCGCGCCGGTCGGAATCCGAGCCGGTTGTTGAAACGTAATAGTCCACCGTTCCCGCCTGATTCACCTCGCAGACGATGATCTTCTTGCAGCACGAGTGGACAACGTAAGGTGTCCAAGTTGTCGAGTTCACATTGAAAGCCGTGCGCGTGGCCATCAGTTCTGTCCGGTTCTCCAGTCGAACGTCTTCCTGTCCCCGCTGGTCGGCATCCCGTAATCCTGCGTGCTGATCCTGGGGGCCGCCGTGTTCACGCCTTGAATTGCCGCCAGGGCTCTGCGCGCTTCATCCACAAGTCCCGCATCCGGCGCCTTCTGCCCGATGCACAGTCTCAGGGCCAGATTGAACGTCAGAGCGTCCTGATAGCCCGGAGGCAGGGTCACGGGCGCATTCAGGTTTGCGAGCCGGCTCAAAAGGGTCCAGATATGCAGCCGGACCGCGTATGCCGTCGTACCAACCGGGGAGAAGTACAATTTCCCCTCGGGCCAAGCCGGCTCATAGTAGAGATCCGTGGGGAAGATGCTGGTCAGCGCCGGAATGCCGAGAGTCGCGTACCAGTCTTTGTCTCGAATCTGAATCGGTTGCAGCACGTTGGGCGTACTGGTGTTCAAAACCAGTTGCGCCGCCTCGATTTTCACAGGTCGCTGGGGCACGACGAAGTTTGTGGACCCGCCAGGACCAATCAGGTGCGGATTCAGGTTCGCAGTCAGAGTCCGATCAGCAAACTCGATGGCGTAGACGTTCACCCGGCGCGTGTTCCAGGTCTCCAGCATCCGGTTCAGCAGCGAAAGGCCGTAACTGGCATCCGCAGCACTCGCCGTCTCGCCCTGAGCCAGCTGCCCCGCGGCAATCATCGCCTCATCGATCAGGTTCCGGGCCGGAATCGTCGGCATCTACTTTTCCTTTTTGCTGAATCGGCCTTGGAACTTCTTCAGCCCTTTTGCCACCGTTTGGCCGTAGGAATCGCCCCATTTTTCCTTTTGAGCTTTCTCTTCCTCGGCAGTGTTGACCACCACTTGCTCCGCCTCGGGGCCGTAGATCATCTTGGGGTATTCCTGATGGACGTATGCCATCATCGCCTCCTCGAACGAATTTTCAGGGCGCACCCGGAACGATGCGCCCCGAAGTAAGTCAACCGATCAGTAGATACAGGCAATCGGTCCCTTGTCCGCCGTGAAAGTTGTTGGTGCGGTCAGAGACGCGAAAGTCCCGAATGTTCCGCCGGTCACACTTCCGGCCAGCACGTCCACAAACGTAAGAGTGGCGATGGTCCGAAAGCGGTCGGTCGTGCCATTCACTTGCGCTGCGATCCAGTACCGAGCCGGACCTGCGGCCGCATAGGTGGCCGTAAACGCTAGGGTTTGAAAAGCATCTGCCCCAGCCGTAGTCGTCCCGGCTAACGCACTGGTCGCCACCGCCGCTCCGCCCGCAGACGGGTAGAGTGCAACGGCCCATTTGTCGGTACCTACCGTGGCTGCGTTCAATATCTTGATCCCCGTCAGCGTCAGGCTCCGAGGAAGGTAGACTTCAGCTAGGTAGGTAGTCGTAGCCACGGGGGTAGTACTAGTTCCCAATGACCCATAAGCTACCGAACCAATTGCGACGGTGCAGTATTGGGCTCTGCCTGTGGATGACGTGATCACCGGAGTGGCCAGCGTTGGACCCGTAAGCGTGAGTCCCGCGTTGACCGGCCCGCCGATGATCACCCAAAGGCTCGAAGTGCATTGGTAGATGTTTCCGTTGGAGACGTTGATTACCGGAAGCACCAACTCGTTCCCCGAAGTGCAAGACCCCGCCCGGTTGTAGCTGCTGAAGTAGTTGGGCGGTCCTGCGTAGATCACCGCGGCGGTAGCATGTGTAACCGCCCGGGTGCCCGCGGACCCGCGAATCACGCTGATGGTCGTCCCACTTGCGGAACGAACCCTCATCGCTTCGGCATCCACGTAGGCCAAGTTCCCGGCAACAAAGTCAGTCGCGACCGTCACGTTAATGGTCGTGGCGGACGCGCTGGTCACTGCGGCCGAAAGCGTTGTCGAAGTCAGAGTAGCTTGCGCCCATGAGGTTGAAGCCATCACAAGCAGCGAAACCACCAAGACCAAAAACTGCTGCAATTTTCTCATTTGAGTTCTCCTTCAGTCTGAGTGTTCCCAGGGGGGACGAGGCCCCCCTGAGTCTTGCTGCTTGCTTACGCTCCCACCACCCGAACTGCGCACTCATCGGGGTAGAGGTTGCCGAAGCCAATGCACATATCGAACCGCGATTTGTACTTGGCTTCATCCCCCTCCCACCAGCGAGTGAACCTCACAGCGAACCCGGTAGATGGGTCACGGGCCATTGAGCCTTCCACGTTCTTGGGCATGGCAAACTTCGCCCCTACGATTCCGAACGCTTCTTTGGTCAAGCCCAGCCCCTGCCTTCCGGCCAATCCGCTGGGTGTGGTCGTACCGGGCCAGAGAGTCAATGCCGCAAGGTTTGTCGGCAATGCGCTGACGTTCTGGTACGGGCTTCCAGGACCGACGATGGCGGGGAAGATTGAGATTGTGTCCGGTCCCGCGGTCAGCACGTAATCATCCTTCACGACAAAGTGCTGAACGCTTCCCATGTCCTGGAGGTTGTTGGGGTTGGTGAAATTGACGTTGGCAACCGAGAAGACGTCCCCCTTGAACAGCGTGTCGCCCGCTGTCCCTGTGATGATCAGGGAACTTCCCGACTGGTTGGCGCCGGTGATGTTCACCGCGCCGGCCCAGGTCCCAGCGGTGTGCTTGTAGAGGTTGTTGGACCTGTACCACTCCCAGCCATGCGCCACACCGACCAGGCCGGTCTTGTACTGGCGAGCGATTTCCGGCCCCGGGTTGAACTGTACGGCCTGGGCACCGACGAACGCAGAGTGCATCGGTCCGCTGAGGATCATCAACTTCCGTGCATCCTCTGGACACGCCTTTTCAAACAGGCGTTCCTCGGCAGCCAGGAACGGAGTCGCGGCCACGGGATTCGTTCCCAAAATGCCAAAGACGTTCGGAGTGTTCCGGTAGGCCCACAGAGCCGCGCGCCGGTCCACTTCGTTTGCCAGCTTGCTTGCGGCGGGTCCGAGATAATTGGCCCGCAGTTCCGCCGCCGAGCGTTCCAAATACACGGCCTTCTCGTAGTCGTCCCACTCGAAGTCGATCCCGAATATCTGGTCGAGCGTGATCGTAGTTGTCTGACGTGCCAACGGCTGCGGTGTGTATGCGAGCCCTTCCCGGATCACGAACCGTTGGGGTTTCTTGAGCGTGACTGTATCGCCTACAGCGAATTCTCGATTGAACTCAGAGTTCCACTTCGTCGAGAATATCTGGGCGATGTGCAGCTTGTTGATCAACAGTCTCAGGATCTCCATTGGGACCCATGAGACGTTGACAAATGCGTTGGGCATCCCTACCTCCTCGAACTCGACGCAGCCATATCAAGACGATCTTGTTCCGCCTTGAACCGAGCGAAATCACCGTCTTTGACGGCTGCTTCGACCTCATCTGTCGGCGCCGTGCCCTTGGCCGCCAGTTCGGTAGGCGGTTTGGGCGCAGCGGTCACTTTCTTCGCAGGCGGAGTTGCCTGAGAAGCGGGGGTAAGGGATATTTCGAGCTTCGTGAGTTCCCGGGACTTATCGAAAGCGTCCAAGGCTTCAATCCGTGCCAGTTCTTCAGGCTTGGAGACGAGGTGGTACAGCAGGGCAGGGCCTGCCGGACTACCCACGATCCATCCCTGAATGAGTGGCAGTTTGGAAAACTGAGTCACGACCTCGGGAGTTAGCGCGACTTCCTTGAAGTCAGGTTTTTCCTTCTCGTAGTCAGCCACGCGGCCTTCCCAATTGGCCTTGAGTTCGGTTTCCCGCTTTTGAATCTCGGCCTCTTTCGCCTCTTTGTCCCGTTGCTCACGCTCCGCTTTGAACGCGGCAGCAACCCGAACATCAGCCTTCCAAGCCGACGCGGCTTCCAGGTAGCTCTCATAGGTCGGGTACTTGTCCGACCCATCAGCGTTCCTGTCGTCCACGGTAGGCTTGGCAATGCCTTCAGGATGAACTTCCGGCCCCCCGGTGGTCGCTTCCGGTTGTTTCTCGAC